TGGAGGTGTTGCTATCGAACCTGTATTAGCTTGGGTGAAAATCTGATCGGTTGGCTCGGCACGTGGATTGTCAGCGATGCTCTGAACCTCGCCTCCGGCAGGATGTTCATCATCCTGGTGACCCATGTCACCACTAGAATACGCTAACTCACTTTGTTCGTAGTGATCATCATATCCCTCTGATGATATTTTAGCATGAGTCTCGAGCTCTGCCCTTACAGTTGGGTTGTAGATGGAGGATGCACCAGTAACCGTGGGAACCGGTGCACTGGGGGCTGGTGATTCTACCGGCATCGATGCCGGTGACTTGCGACTCAGCTTCGGCATAGCACCTCCTATAGCTTCGGCGACGGCGTTTACTGCTCCTCCAACTGCATTAAGTCCTGTCTTTACTCCTTCTTTTATCTTTTGCTGTTGTACAGGATTAGGACCGGGACCGGCCGGCGCGCCATATGACAAGCCAGTAGCAGGATCATTTCCTAAGGGTAGTCCAGTAGTAGGATCAATACCAACACCACCGTCACCGGGAATCATAGTAACGTTGTAATTATCTATTCCCTCTTGTGCTACTCGTGCATCACGATTTTTGCGCGCCTGTCCCATTAACTGCTCATGAGCAGCATGAGTTTCTTTATTACCATATCCGTATACTGGATGCTTCGGTGGTGGTGCGCCCTGTAATGTTCCCACGGGGAACGCGCCACCAGCGTGCGGTCCAGTATAGTTACCACCGTAACCACCAGTATTACTACTAGCAAATCCGCTACCTAAACCATCTGCAGCAACCTGAATTCCTCCTGCTTGACTAGCTTGACCAGCTTGCGCGGATGCATAAACACGGTCACCACCTCCACCAGCTTGCGCCCACTGGAAACCGCTACCTTGACTAGCTTGACTAGCTTGCTGAGTATTTCCTTGCTGACCTTGTTGACTTGATTGTGACGCACCCTGACCTTGACTACTACCACTACCTGCAGTCCAGCAAGGACCTACGATGCCGCATATTGTTTGACCAGTACCTGTCGTGCCGCCTTGACTCCCTTGTTGCGTATGGCCAGTTTGACTGGACGGCCGGTTACCAGTGTTCGTATAAGTCCCTTGACCAGTGCTTTGCTGACCTTGCTGACTCGTCGTGGTTGTAGTACTAGATGAACTAACACGCTGACCTTGACTACTTTGTCCTGCCCGTAATTGGTCAATCCTATTTTGGTTGTGACCACCAGCAATTCCTCCACCAACAGCACCGACCGCGGCCAACGCGCGTTGGGCGGCTAGCCGGCGTTGAAGTTCTGTCTGCCCAGATCCAGATCCAGTAGTGCCTGTATTTCTACTAAGACCGACACGACCATTTTGACCGCCAGGGAAAGGGCCGTTGCTACTCTGTTGAGGGTGACCGCAACCGGGAACAATGCATACCACATGTGACATCGTAAGTATTTATGTTCAAAACGAAAAAAGCGAGCCCGTAGGCCCGCTTAATCTCCACCCCTCACTATGGCATCCCTATTGAATATCAGTAAGATTATATACTTTTAATAGAAATGGGAAGTTTTTCAGTACTTTAATGCCCTTTTCAGACTTATCCTTGTCATCCTTAGAAAAATTACCACCGGCATCTTCAACCACCATCTTTTCAAAGTCTTCATCAGATGGCATTGCTACTTTCGGATCTAATGCCCAGAGAAGGTCATTCTTCTTAGCCCAGGTAACCATACGACGTACTGGTACGATTAAATTGAACGTCTCACCTGCACCTCTTACTAACATACCCACATAACGTGTATCACCCTTTAAGAATACACCGCCGCCAGATGATCCTGGGAAAGCAGCAACTGTCGTTTGATCAAACACATGCTTGTTAAGTTGTTTAATAACTCTACCAGTTTGTGAATAGATACCATCAGTCATACTGTTCGAACCCATCTCACCTAACAATGAGCCAACGTGCCAAAGATCTGTACCTAATTTAGGGATTTCTCCATCTAGGTAGAATCTAACAGTTTCCTTAACGAAGTTAAGTTTTCGAACTTTAAGCAATGCTAAGTCATGACCAGTTTCAGAATTACTGTACTTCACAACTTCAGCGTCAAGCTCTAACCGGCCAACTGTACGACCTTTTTGACGAATTACTTTAATAATTTTAGCGTCCTTGAATTCAACTACTGTGTGAGTAGTACCTTTTACAATAATTTTTCTTTCAACGCGCAGATTATCAACTACATGCGCAGCCGTCCAGACGAAGTTTACGGTATCTCCTTCCTTATTCTGTCTGCTAAATATAACGCCTGAACCTTCACCGGTTGAAAATCGGCCTTCGGATCTGATGGTCACAGAGACATCTTGAAGATAATCTGCAGCTTTTTTAGACTCAGCAGCAAAAGTACTTACTGCAGTTAATACTATTAATAGAGAGACTTTCAATAATTTCATATCATAAATTACTTAGCGGGTTATATCAAACAAATCTACTCCTGAGATGGTAGTTCGCTTGTCTGGGCTTGCTCTTCCTGTGAAACTAAACTTTGAACAGTCGATAGTCCACCACGGGCTGCAGAGATCCGATCAATATGATTAATCATCTCGTCAACCACCTTTCCATGCTCACCGATACCACTCGGGTTTTTGAAATAAATCAGAAGATCTGCTTCTGCTTTGTGAATCTCACATTGATAGTGTGACATTAATGCTTGTAGTAGTTTGTTTTCCATATTAATTATTAAATCCTTGTTCTGCGCTGAATACATTTTTTCCACGAGAATCAACCATACTTACGATCTCCTCACTACCCTTAATAAGCTTGAAAAACGCTTGTTTATGGGCATCTTGTGGGTTACCACCTTCAACTTCAATCGTACGATAATCTTCATACGCAGTTCTGATTTCCAGAATATATGTGTTCATTTCAAATATTATATAAAATCATCTATAAAATTCAACTACAAATGTCTTGCACAAGTAAGTATATATGTGTAATATAATTATATGCTCTTTATCTTACTGAAACCAACTGAAAGAGCAAATCGATACTTAAACCGTGATAATATCGATATCCATAGACTCCAAACAATGCTAAATTTTGTATCTGGATATATTGATACCCGTAAAAAGATTGAAAATGTAACAATTACATTAGATATTGATTGTAGAAAAGCAGACAGTGAATATAACTTTGTTAGTAAACATGTATTAATAGCCGGGATAGGACAAAATCATAAAAAAATTAAAACGAGAAGTGGGAGATTAAAATACCTAATTGAACATCTGGTTCATGAATTTAGACACTGTATGCAAGAAGTTGTATTTAAAAAAGATGCGTCTGAAGTTACCTATGATTCGACGGACGATGAGCAATATAATGATAATCCTCTCGAGAAAGATGCAAATTGGTTTGAAGACAAATTTAATAAGAAAGCTCTAGAGATATATCAGTTACTTAAGAAGTACAGAGTCAAGAACGCTACTTGGTTTCACGACGAGTAGGCTTTTTTCGGAAAACTAATTTACCTGCTTTATCAGCTTTGCAAACTACAATATCACCAGATTCAAACTTCTTCTCAAGCAATAAATTAGCAATTTGAGTCTCAAATAATTTCTTTAATGCTCGTTTGATTTCACGTGCACCATATTTTTCATCATAACCACTTTTAAGAATTGCAGCTCTTGCTGTTGAATGGAGATGTACATCAATACCGTGATTATTCATAATCCGAGTATTATAGTCTTTAAAATTTAGTGTAATAATTTGTAATGCTAGTTCTTCTGATAAGCAATTAAATGCAACAATATCATCTATTCGATTCAAGAACTCAGGGCGGAAATTCTTTTCTGCTTGTTCTTGAGCGTCTTTAGCTTGTATCTCTCTCAGCTCTTCATTGGAAGGAGTAACAAATCCCATAGGCATAGGTGACATTATTTTATCACTACCGATATTAGTAGTCATAATAATAATAGTATTTTTAAAATTAATTACTCGACCGATAGAGTCTGTAATTCTACCTTCTTCTAAAATTTGTAACAAAATATTCAACACATCTGGATGAGCTTTTTCAATTTCATCGAACAATACAATACAGTATGGATTACGCTTAATCTTTTCAGTAAGCTTACCGCCTTGATCATATCCAACATATCCTGGTGGTGATCCTACTAATTTTGATACTGAATGACCTTCCATTAACTCAGACATATCTATCTGTACGAGATTCTCTTCACTACCAAACAACTCAGCAGCTAGCAATTTTGCCATAAACGTTTTACCAACGCCAGTAGGGCCCATAAACAGGAATGAGCCTATAGGTTTCCTTGGATCTTGTAATTTAGCATACGAGCGTTTTAATGCATCACTTATAGACGTGATAGCAGCATTTTGACCAACTAATTTGTCATGTATATTCTCTTGTAACGTTAAGACCTTTTTATAGTCGTCTTGTGTATTGAAAGATACCGGTATACCTGTCATCTGAGATATAATTGCTTCAATTTGATCCTTATCAACAGTAACATACGTTTTCTTACCGCTCTTTCTCGCTTGTACTAGCTCTTCGTATTCGTCGTTAGCTGCCTTCTCTTTTGACAGGTATGTAGCCGCTTGTTCAAATTGTTGACCTTTGACAAGGTTTTCCTTTTTTGTTTTATACTTGGTATGTAACTCAGTTAGCTTTCTTAGCTTAGATGTATACTCATCCACAACGTGGTGACGTGCACCAGCTTCATCTATGATGTCAATAGCTTTATCAGGTAAGTATCTATCAGTAACATATCTTTTTGATAAGAACACAGCAGCTTCTAAGCTTTCATCAGTGTATTTAACATGGTGAAATTTTTCGTAATTACTTTTTATGCCATTAAGAATTTCGACTGTTTCAGATTCGCTCGGCTCACCGACTTTTATTGTCTGAAATCTTCGTTCTAATGCACTATCTTTCTCGAAAGATTTTCTATACTCATCAGGCGTTGTCGCACCAATACATCTAAGCTCACCGCGCGCTAAGGCCGGTTTTAGAATATTACTAGCATCCATTGTACCTTCAGCTGATCCGGCACCTACCATCATATGAATTTCGTCAAGAAATATAATTACATTTTTACACTTTTTAACTTCAGCTAGAATACCTTTAATACGCTCTTCAAACTGACCTCTATATTTCGTACCAGCTACAAGAGCTGTTAAATCTAAACTAATAATGTGCTTATCAGCTAATAATTCTGGTACCTCACCTCGTACAATTCTTTGAGCTAATCCTTCTGCTGCAGCGGTCTTACCAACGCCTGCATCGCCTACCAATACTGGATTATTCTTTGTTCTTCGACACAAGACTTGAATCAATCGCTTGATCTCATCATCTCTACCAATAATGGGATCAATTTTATTCTTAGCAGCCAATCTGGTTAAGTCTATACCGTACTTCTTAAGGTTTTTTAATCCAAGGATTCTATCATCATCCTGAGTAAACGCTGGTGCATTGACATCATCTTCAATATTACCACCTAATTCCTTATTAATTTGATCACGTACTCTACTGTAACTAACGCCTAAATTTCTGAGAATATTATTAGCAATTCCGTCCGTCTCATACAATAATCCGAGAAAAATATGCTCAACATCAATCCTACCATTACCTAATCTTGTAATGATACTATTTGATAGTTCCATGACTTTTTCAACCCGAGGGGTAAAATTAATATCTTCAATTGATATATCTTCTTCGCCCTCCTGAGATATATTATCATACACTACATTGCGTAGGTCATCTATATCGATATCTAGGTCTTCGATAATGACAGTAATTAAACTGTCCCCAATATTGAGCAAGCCAAGTAAGAGATGCTCAGTACCAGCATATTTATTTTTAAGAAACTGAGCTTCCTTTTTTGCTGTGCTGAGTGCTTGTTTAGCTCTCGGAGTTAGTTTATATGCATACACGTAATTATTTACTATTATACATGTCGCAGATCAATTAATCTACTTCTTTACACAGACATAACCATTATGGTCGCCGCTAAGAGCTACGTATAAATCGCCTGCTTTAAGAGCATTAATCTCTGCTTTATCGTCGTTATCGTTTGGTAACGATGCAAACCTAATCGGGGCGGATGCCCCACCTACAGCACTCAATCCACTAACAGCTACATTACCTGTAACATGAAGACTATGATTGACGGTATATGTTTCAATTATCCACTCAGCGAATTGCTTGAAGGAAACTTGTACTGAAGATAAATTTGTTGACTGAGTACCGACAGTGACCATAAGAACATCAGTATCCTGAATGACATAACCGGAGTCACCGGCGTTTAATTGGCTGATTGTAAATTGTGGCATATCGTATTATTATTTATTGTTTTTATGATTCATAGCCAGCTGGATATATTCCAGTGTATGCTGCGTTTGGATTAGTATCATCAATAGTATCGTATTGATAGTCAATACCGTCCTCAGGTACTATAATTATATAATCTTCAGTTGTGTTTCCACTATAGGGAGAAACACCATTAATATCTACCGGAGCTCCAAACACTGTCTTAGGATATCCATTTTCATTTAATCGCCATAATCCGTTATGATTATGATGCTGTGAATCTGACTCCTCAATAAATTCCATAGCTAACCCTACTTGAATATACTGTGTTTCCTCGACAATGTTAGCGTTACCATTACCTCTCTCTGCAACTACAGGTGCTAATCCTACAGTCGGATACAGTACAGAAATAAACGTTAATGGCTCAGTTCTAAGGTAGATGTTATCAGTAAGGAACATCTTAGGTGGAGCAGAAGGTAGATATACTTTTCTACTCTTATTATATGGAATCAATATATTACTAATATATCTTTGAGCTTGTGATTCAACTGTAACCATCAACTGATTTGTAGCTTCACTATTACTGAATAAGTGAGTATTAATGATCTGAAAGTCTTTGTGTGAGTTAATTGCTGTCTTACCAACATTTAAATTTACTCTATACAAATCTACTGTGAAATCTGATTTGAGACCTGAGACGTCAATTTGGTATGTTGTTGAGAACGCATCTGTAGGATAAAAATACCTACTAATTGTTTCATTTTTAATTAAATTGAGATCAGATAAAGATTGTACTGTATATATGGATTCGTCATCGGGATACTCAACCATAAATTTTAGGTATTTCGTAGCATCAGTCGCTTGGTTCATAACACCGTTAAAGCTAATGACCAAATTGGTAGCTCCTGATTCATAGATATCGTATCCATCAGCGCCTGCTGATAGAGTTGAAGACGATAATATGTACGTCCTTGTATTCACTGGAAATATTTATAGATTATACAGGATTCTGAAGCCTATACTGATGCGAGGACATTCAGTATATGTACAGTGCCAAAAATACGGCTCTGTTTTTGGTGCATTGAAATACCTAATTTGCCATCCAGGTTCATCATATGATGTAATAATCTCCTTAGTTTCGTTATCATAATATCTAAAATATGATTTTTTAGATTTATCAACGTATGTTAAATATGCGTGATCACCGTATGTTGATTCATTTGTATGCCAAGGCATAGTACATATTGGATGATATAGAAAACTACCAGATATTACTATAGAAGCTCTACCCTTCTTCTCAGCTAAGTATGATGCCATTTCCTTATGATACCTGTCAGAGTACGGATTATACGCATCAGCGGTCGCATTAGACCAATTTGATACGGCAAAGGTAATTACGTCCAATTTTCCTATAGGGTCACCAAAATCACTTTTATGTGGTGTTTCCTGTACACTGCGTAGATGCTTCTCACTAGTTAGATATTCATAAGAGGGGATATCAGCAGGTAACTCACGATCAGTATCTGGGGTTACACTCAATGTTTCGTCAAAAACATCAGTTTTAAATTTATTCAGAATAGATAAGAAGTCGCATTCAATATTATCCTGTGATACATATTCGTGAAACATATATCACTACTTAATATATCAACTCCGGAGGTACAACTTCTCTTAACTCGTCTAACGACTTACATTTATTAAGTGGAGCTTTTATATTACGAGGTAAATCTCTCAATAGCTGTTTACGCTTCTCAATTTTATTGGCAGATTTAGTGTCACCCTTACCTAGAGCAACAATCATATCCTGATCCAATGACCTTAGTACTATATTTCTCATACCTCTCAAATGATTTACTCTATCTTTTTTTGCTTTATCAAGATTAACTACGATTTTTGTCGGGCCTTTATCGTCGTCAAATTCCCACGCATCTTGAAAATCTCCGCGAGGGTCATCAGTTGACGAGGGTTCATCTAGATCTATCTCTAACGGCTTAACGGTCTTATCATGATCAATGACTTCGAGTACTCGTGCTACCTCCTGATCGACATTATCATCACCCGTATCTCCGATAAGACATTCACAAATTTGACCGTCTGTATTCTTTGCTAATATTTTTTTAATAAACATGTTTAATCCTATTATCTATCGACCGCGGTATCATAGGCTCTATTCACATAATCGAAAGCAACAAAATATGATCTATGTGAATAATCATTAAATTGTCTACCAATGCTTTGATTTAGCCTTGCGTTACCAAGTGTACCACCACCATCAAACGACCAGTCTAAACTCCAATCCCATAAATATAATGAAAAATAATCAGTTCGATTATTATTATCAACACCAAGATTAGGATGCATAGAACCAGAGTTTGCCACGCCGCCCGGAGCCCAGGTATTTTCCCAACCATTTTGTGTTACAATACATTGATTTCCTGACATGGTACGGAACGGTACAACTTTATAGTTACCAACACCTATCCTCGATATGCTACATCCCTCAGCATATCCTGTAAAATTTTGTCCCTGGAACCAACCCCAGCACAAAGCAGGGTGACCATGATTTACTACAGTACCCCAACCTGCGGCATCTCCTGGATTAACATCATCATGATGCTTAACTTGAATAAACCCATTTCTATATCTAATACCTGATCCAGCCGTACCACCAGATTGGCCTAAATTAAGATATGCCTCATGAGCAGTACCAACAATACCATAGTTATATGTGTTTATGAAACTCGGTGAATCACTCGTTCTTGTTCCTTGATTTAGATAATCACTAAACTGATAACCATCCCACATATCAGCGTTCAGATTAGTATTCAATGTAGTACTAGCACATTGATACGGTGATGTACCTGTTGCTACATCTGAAGTAAAATAACTTGCAGCGAAATCATTTACGGCATTTTTAGACCAAACTACTTTACTACCGTCCCATTGAAGGAACTGCCTGGATACAGCAGTACTTTGACCAATTTTAGTAACATGACCAGACCCATCTATTGTTAGTGCAGCAGTACCTCCGTTCTCAGTAATAGAACCACCATCATTCAATATGAAATTACCAGAGGTTTTTATATCCCCATCTACTTCAAGCTTAGATGTAGGTACCGTCTTATTGATACCGACGTTACCAGCATTGGTCACGGTTACCTGGGCAGTGTTATTCGTGCGAAGATATAAATTGTGATTAGTATTAGAACCAACTGTGACAGTGCTTGAAGAAGCCCTTAATACCGCCTCTACACCGCTTGACCCTGTTACTTTAAGTTGGCTTTCATCAGCCCACTCATTTCAAGTAAGCTATCTGGGTTAACCGTCCCGATGCCGACTTAGCCGTTAGTCAAATCGATATTCAAGTTATTAGCGTGCATGCCAGCGGTTCCACCAAGAGAACCTTTGGTATTATCTGAAGAGATATAGAAACTATCGTTAGAGTCTCTTAATTGGATATATGCAGTAGTTTCAGTAGAATATAAATCTACTAACCTATTCTCAGCGTTTTCAATATGAAGTGGTGATG